CGTTGCTTGGCCTCGACGAGGTTGTCGGCGTTCGGGCCGACGAAGATTCCGCTCGAGCGGTACACGCGCAGGAATGCCTCATTGACGTTCTTGGCGCGCCCCTGGCCGAACGCCTCCATCTGGAGCGCCATCGGTAGCGTCTCGAGATCGCTGGCGTAGGGGAGGCCCACATGGACGACCGTGCTTGCACGCTGCAACGCAGCCACCCCGCCCGTCACCGTCACCTGCGGCATCACGGCACCGTCCGCAAGGATGCTGACGGTCTTGCCCTCAAGGTGCGTCAGGCCGCCCACCGTATCACGTGCGAACGACCATACGGCCGTCGCCACGCCACGCAGAGCCACGGGCAGCACGAGATCAGTCCGTGCCGTCGCCACCGTGGTGGAGGTCGTGGACAGGATCGTCAGGCGGTACGTGTTCCCGTTCGCGTCGGTCAGGACGATGGCGTCGCCCACGTCCGTGGTGGCAGGGAACTGGAAGATGGGGCTGCTCGCCGTGATCGTCAGCACGTCGGCCGGCCCCCAGGTCGTGCCGCCCGTCACCGTGACCGTGGTCGCAGTCGTATTCGTGCCGTCGTAGGTTAGGCCGCAGTCAACGAAGAAGCAGTCTTCGATGTCGCCGATCTGCCGGCTAGCGAAACGCTCGACGTAACGCTTGGTCACGCCACCGATGGTGCGCTTGACCACCACGTACAGGCGGTCCTCGGCGCCCTCGGCGACCGCAGCGCAGCTCTCAAATGAGCCGTCCGTGACGTGCTGGTGCCACGCCCCAACCTGTTGTTCGGGGATGTATGTCAGGCCAAGCATGCTGCCAGTGCTTGAGATGAACCACAGCAACGGCTGCGGTGCCTTGCTGTAACACATGTCAGTGATGTCGAAGTTGTCGAACAGGTGCGTGGATCGCAGCGACAGGTCGCCAGTCACGAAACCGCTTGCCTGCCACGAATAGCCAAGCTCGCGCACGTGGCCGTCACGCGCAGAGCAGTACACCACCGTGTTGTTCACGATGGACGGCTGCACGTTGTTCGCACCGACATATGACTGCGGACGCACCGAGATGGTGGTCGGAGTGATCGTGTCGCTGTTGACCGGGCTGATGCGCCACTCGGCTGCGCTCGTAAGAGCAAGGAGCTGCGTCAGTGGGACGATGTGTCGGATCGTGTTGGCCTCGCGTGCTGCCACGCGAAATGCGATGCGGTCGGTGTCCTGAATCGGAATGTGGTACGAGATGTCGCTCTCAGTTCCCGTACGCGTCATCCACATCGTCTGCGGAGCGTTCGTTGTGCCGGCAAACACGCGTCGCTGCTCGAAATAACTGACCGCACCAGGGTAGTTCCCAGCCGATGCGAACACCGTGTCAATGATGGGCGGCGTGATGCCCATATCAGGACCGATATTGTTGTCCGTGAACGTGGTCAGATCCGTCTGCCCAATCAATCCGTACAGGCCGTTCTGGCGCTTGTAGATGTTGTAGCGCGCCGCGCCAGTGACCGATGACCAGGTGATCGTGTTGCTTGAACCAGCCGCATTCAGGTTGTTGTTCGCAGTAGCTGCCGAACTTGGTTCGCTTTCGTCAATACCGTTCGGAGCTACCGTTGTCACCACGTAATAGCTTGTGAAGTCAAGCGACTTGTCACCAAACTGGACATACCCGCCGGATGACCACGTTCCGTAGGTTGTCGTATCAAGTTCAATTCCGCTGCTGTATGTGCGGACGCGGAACTTGTCTCCGGCGCTTACGCCAGAAACGATGTAGTAGTCATTGGGAAACGGGTTCGTCCATGTTCCGCCGTCAAGATACACCGGATCGCCAACAGCAAGCCCGTGCGGAGCTGAGGCGTGCGCGACACCTGGATTCGCAGTCGTGAACCCGATGATGTTTAGTGCCTCTCCACGGTTAGCGGTAACACTCAACCCGGTAGGCGCCGTAACAGTTGAAGCGAACGAGATCGTGGTCAGTGTCCACGTCGTCGATCCAAGCCGGCGCAGCTCGCGTGGCGCGTAGCCTGGATGCACGAGCGTCAGCACGTCGGCCGACTGCACGTAGTGGATGTCGAACAGGTCGGCCTCGGCGTATGGATTCGGGATCTCGTAGATCCCCGCCGGCAGCGGATACCAGTACGTTGCGTTCGGAGGCGTCTGATTGACTGCCTGAAGAATGCAGTAGTAGTTCACGCCTCCAGAAGAGACGAGATCTCCGACCGCGTAGACCTGGTTGGACGTGATCGTTCCGCTGCCGGCAGTCGTGATGTCGATTGCAGACCCGGTCGCGGTCAGGGACAACTGGTAAGTATTTGCCGCAGCATTGATAACGTAGTACGTGGTAGCGGCTACAAGCGGTGCGGGCAACGTGGTTGTCGCCGACACCTGCACTGGCGTTCCGTTTGCGTATCCGTGCGCGTTGCTTGTAAACGTCTCCGTCCCGGTATTGACGGCAGTGATGGTCTTTGTCGTTGAATAAGCCGCTGGCGTACCAGGCCCAAGCGTCGCGCCCTGCGTGTGGAACCGGAAGTACCCCGCGCCAAGCTCGAGCACCAGCGTTTGCGTGGTGCTGAACGTGAACGGGATCAGACGCGTGCGCTTCGTGCTGTCCTTCACCTCGCGCACGAATGCCGTGCCTGGTCGGTTCTCTGCCGGACCCTGCGGAAGCGCAATGAAGTTGAGCAACTTCGCTGCGCCAGTCTGGAACTTCACGTCATCAATCCGGCCCCACATTTCCGGCGACACTTCGCCGCCGGCAAATGACCGCGTGTAGGTTCGGGTAAGCGCCATGTCAGCGTCCAGAGATCCAGGAGGTGATGTGACCGGGCTTCACGTCGCGCTGGCTTGCGTCGGATGCGCGTGCCTGTCCGAGGTAGATGGCGACCATCTGCAGGCATCGCTGCCCCTGACGTGCGCCTTCTTCACCCTTGACGACCGGGCCGGCAAGGAACGACGCGAGCTGCCACGACAATGCGATGGTGAACAGCGGGTCGAACTTGGTCGGGTCGCTCACAAGCGCCTGATAGCGCAGGAGCGCGGTTTCCTGGTTCGTGTAGATGATCTTGTTCCCGAGCGTGTCCGTTTCGATCACGTATTCCTGCGGCACGTACACGCCGGCGGTCGTGATGGGCGGGTTCGTCCATCCGAAACCGTAGCGGTCGGCGGGATACGCACGCACGGTGTAATCGTTTTCAGCCTCGGGCGGCAGCACGGCCACGGCGGTCATCATGTCGCCAGGGCATGCGTATGCGTATTTCCACATGGTGTACGGCATCGTCACCTGCGCGAGGCTGACGCGCCGCGATGCGAACGACCACGTATGCATCTGGAGAAGCATGTCACGTGCGACCGGATAGAACCGGGCGCAGTGCTCTGCCTGTGCTGATCCCTCCGGCGGATCAATGCTTGCGACGGTGGCGTCGTCGCCGAGGTGCGCGAGCGCGAGGTTGCATATCTCGACGACCGATGCCATACGTGCCTCCCGTAGGACGGGAGGGGCGCCGTGGTTTCCCGCCGACGCCCCTCCCTATTCACGAACCTGTCAGAGAATCACTCCGATGCTGCGGCCTTGGCGGTGCGCTTACGGAGCTTGGGAGCTTCCTCTGCGCTGTCCTCATGGTCCATGCCAACTGGCTCCAAGAGATCCGGGATCGGTGCGCCCGAATACTCGAACTCCGTCCCTTCCTTCCGGTAGTGGTTGTCGATGAAGCAATCGAGAAGTGCCTTAACTCGCATGGGTGAACCTCAATTACGCGACGGTGAAGCCGGAAGCGTAGAACTTGCGGCCGTCCTGGATGTTGTGAACGATCTCGGCGAGGATGCTACCCGTGGTCGGGTTGGTCCCGTTCACGTCGTAGCGAGCGCCGAGATAACGCAGGCCGAGGCTTGCGATCTGCGGGGGCAGGGCGACCACGTACTGCTTGCCGGCGGCGAGACCGGAGTTTGCAAGAGTGGCATTCGTCTCTGCGAGCACGGTGTGCGACGAAAGGTCGGCGTTCGCTGAGATCACAACCTCAAGATCAAGGCTGGTGAGCGTGTTGAACGCAGTAACCACGGTGAACACCATGAACAGATCCGAACCCTCACCGATGTCTCGGGCGGTGCCGAGGTCAATGGTGTCGGTCGAAACGGCGTCAGCGGTAATCGCCTGACCCGTGATGGCGGAGCCGGGGGTGTTGGACCCGGACACAACGAGAAGCTTGTCAGTAATCATTGTTGTTTTCCTTCCTGTGTCCTATTAGGACACCTGAGATTCGGTGTTGACGATGGCATCGACCTTGCGGAGGGGAACTCCGAGGAACGACAGCCAGCTGTTGGGGGCGCCAAACTGCGACAGACCCTCATTGACCTTCAGAACGGCCTGGCTCTTGTCCAGCGCCATGATCGACAGGCCGCTGTGGACGGTCCGGTTCATGTAGAACGCGGCACGACCCATCGACATGTTCGGGATGCGGTAGAGGGCGCGAGCCATCAGCCGGATCAGGTTGCTAGGCGAGCCAGTCGCCTGACCGTTAGTCTGGGCGAGCAGGTCGGTGGTGTTGATGTTGGCGATACGGACAACGTAGTTT